TGTGTCAATGCTGTTAGCCGTTGTTCTAATTGCAGCTGCGCCTTGATACACATAATCAGTATCATTTGGTGTAGTCCACCCATAATTTGTTGTTGTTGCCATTTATGCATCCTGCCATTTCACAGTGTTATTATACGTTGCCCAATCGGTTGTTTGTGGGACTTGTAACCAAATTTGACTGCTATAAGTTTCAGAATATTGTGACAAATAAAGGGTCAGATCGGCTGTGTATCGTGTTAATGACCACTCCCAACCCTCTACAAATGACTCAAGTTGGCCACCCATAACTAATGGCAAAGTTGTGCATTTAATGTAAAGGCCGTTGTAAACCAAAGTCATTTGATCTCTTGTGGCATCACTAACTGTTTCAGAATGTAATGGGATAACTATTTGTTCTGGATAAACCCGAGCAAAAGCACGTGATTTGATGTAATCGGTAGCTTGTTGTTGAGCATCGACTAAGTTTTTTAAAGTTGTTGATTTATCGCCTACGAGGTTTCCATACAATTGCTGGCTCGTTACATTTTCGTCATATGCTGATCCGCTGGCGTAATCTACACTGATGTAATTGTAAATTTCACCCCATTTGGCATCAACGGAAAGTCCGGGTGCAAGCACATCGCCAGTAGTTAATGTAAATGGGCTATTGGTTGCTCGAGCTGCATAATCGTCATAACCAATAGTGCCATTAGGCAAATCATACAAAACACCCCGACCAGAATTAGCGGCGCTTTGAGCCAAGGATAAGGCATTTGTTATTCCACTGGAATAAGCAACTAAGGTAAATTGTCCGGGCGTATCAATGTTAGATAATCCAGCAACGATACCCGCAACGTAAGAATCATAATCAGTCCATGAAATACCGCCCGGTGCATCTGCCCAACTTGTAGCGCCAAGAATGTCATCCCATGTGGTAGTAAATGCATCATAAACAATGTTGTAAACGCGCGTTCCGTCTTTTTCCTCGGCGTATGTCGATCTTGCAAGTCTTTTATTAAGTTGTGCTAATGGGCCTACAGCTGTGACTGAATACCGGGCTACCGAGCTGGTTGATCCATAAGCATCAAAGCCAATTTGAACATCTGAAACAATGCCAGTAAAAATAGTGGCTGTGCCTGATGTGCCTTTGTCTATCTTTACTTCAATTTTGTCGGATAGTTCAATGTCTAATGGCGCATCGCCAGTGGTCCAAAAGTTTATGTTTGCTAATCCCGGCGCTGGCTGTTCAAGTACATCCCGGCGGCCATAACTAATTCTGATGTCGGATAATGTGCTACTGGGTATTGTTGTCGATCCATTGATAACTACAGATGGATATGGCTCATAAGTTGTCACAGTTGGCTACCCGCAAAGTTCAGCGCGCCAGTACGGCGTGTGGAGTTCTGGAATAGGCGTTCTAGGCTTCTACGGGCGCTCTCGGCATCAATAATGCCGTTTAGGTTAATTACTACACCCCCACCACCATTAGGGCTTATTTTGCCACCTACGCTTGGTGTGAATAATTCTGGGCCACGCTCGCCTACAAGGTATGAACCACCCATGGATACTGGGCCACCATATGCTCGTCTGCCATTAGGCCCTTGATTTCCAAACGGAATGCCCGGAATACTGCTGGCAAATCCAGCCTTACCCTCACCAACTTGGATAGTGTCAAGCAATTTACCGCCAAATGATTTTGCTGCGCTATAAGCCTTGGCAACATTGTTAATACCGGAAGCTACTGCATTTAAAGCATTTGCAAAAGTTTGCAAAGTGTTACTGGATCCATCAGCATTTGGTGTATTTAAAGCTGCAAATAAATTTCCAAAACTTTCTGCTAAGTTCGATAGCGCAAATCCAAGACTACCTGCGCCCCCAGTTCCAATGTCACCTTTAAGTTCTCTAGCCCTTGCGCTTAGTCCATCAGGATCACCGCCACTAAAAGCAATTGCAACCTTATTAACTTCCTTTAAAGCATCACTAAGGATTGGTAAAAACCGTTTACCAATTCCTTCTTTTAATTCATCAAAACGAATGTTTACGATACGCAATTGGCCGTCAAGTGATTTGGCTTCCTCGTCAGCGAATCCACCATAGGTTTTGCGTAGAGTTTCGCCAATCTTATTGAAGTCACCACCCTTAAGTACGCTGGCATCTAAGCCAAGACCAAGTTTGCTAAGTGAAGTTACGTTGCCGTCATAAGCTTTGCCAATTGCATTAGTTACAGCTTCAAGTGGTTTGCCTGTGGCTGTTGAAATGTCGATAGATAGATTTAATAAATCTTGAGCCTTTTTAGCATCATCAGTAGATCGAATTAATCGCGCTAACGATGGGCGTAATTTATCATCTTGTACACCAACTCGTAATTGAGTTGCGCTGATGTAATCCTCTACACCCGCAACCAATTTGTCATTTGCGCCCAAAGTTTTCTGCATTTGTAAAGCAAGAATTCGTTGGCTTTTTTCATCCTCAATGGCAGCCTTAACGCTATCCACACCAATTTTTATTGCCATCGCCCCGGCAGCTGCGCCAACTGCTAGAAATGCACCAGCCATAACCTTGGAGTATTTGCCAATTTTATTACTGAGTCCTTTTGTAGAGGTGTCTGCCTCATTCATACCTGATATAAATTTGTTTACATCAGCAAGTAAGGAAAGTTTTAGTGTACGTGTATCAGCCATTAGCTTGTCCTTGCCCAGTTGTCCATGACTTTATTGACTGCATCAAGCCAGCGACTACGTATTTCTGGTTGCATAGCTTTTAGAGTTGGGAATATCCAGTAACCAGCATTACCTCGACCTTGACTACGTGAACGTTCCGGGAATCTAAATCCACCATTAGGAAATGATCCAGCTGATCCTTTGGCATTTCTGTCAGATCCAAATTCATTACCAAATAACAACTGGCCAGCATTAGCGCCACCTGATGCTCGACCTTTTGATCCACCAATAGTCACATTAGGTATGCGATCTTTGTTGGCCCTTACAGTACTAGCGACAATGGCAGCCTGACGGGGCATAGGCGAACCGTATGATGCGTAAACCATGCCTTGAGCAGTCCAACGACTAATAGATTGCACATCATCCTTAAGCGCCCCTTGGCTTTCCTTGTCCATGACAGAGATTGCTTTGAGTAATCCACGATAGTCAGATAAGTCAGGCTTTATGGTGATCTTAGTTGTATCAGCCATTTCCATTCCTTTCTGCTATCAGCTCATAGGCTGTTTCAATGTCTGTGAGCGACCATTCTTTTAAGTCACCCAATGCGATCCCGGTATTAACGGCTAACGCAATTAGGTGTCTATTGATGCTGCCTCTGGGGTGTCTTTTGGGTCATCGCTCACCACATCAAAAGTATCAAATTCGTTTTCAACCCAGCCTTGGTGCGTTTTGTATTCTGTTAGTTCATCGCCTGATGCTGCTAAATACAGCAAATAGGTAATAACTTCCAGAGATCCTGCGCTCATCTTTTCCTGCGCTTGGGTAAGTGTGTAGCCCAAGTCGCGCTCTAATCTGATCCACAGCCATGCTGAATCATCGCTCACTATGTAGTTATTGCCCTGTTGTGTTGTTACTTTGTATTTCATAAGGTTTGCCCTGTTCTATTCATTAAGTGCGTGTGATTGCGGAGGATGTATCAATTACAAGTGAAACTGATGTAGTTAGTACATCTGTAGCTGCGCCGCCTTGTGGTGGAAACGCTGGAAATACTTTGCCAGCAATAGTGCTGGTTGCACCGGCAACGAATGAGAATGAAAGTGATGTGTCCGGGGCAGACTTAGCAGCATCCCATAATTGGGCACATAGTCCTCCAGCAACTCCCCAGTCAGCAAACATTTCGATGTCTAATGTTCCAGAGTAATCAACGGTCTTGTAAGCGCGACCCGCAAGAGTTTCTAATACCTGCTGGTTGTTGTCTAGGTTTAGTGTTACAGATGCGCCTTGATCTGCGTATGTCTTTGCACCGATCGTTAGTGTAAGCGACCGGCCAGTGATAGCGGTAGTAGCCATTTTATTTCCTTAACTTGTTGTGGTCGCCAGCTCGATGCTGACTTGACTTATTAACATGTCGGCGTTTCCGACCTGCGTGACTGTGGGTTGTGACCATGATCCAATAACTACTCCAGCGGGTAAGGCTGTAAGTGTTGCCAGCATCAAGGATTCTAGATTTGCTAACGCTGCCTGATTATCAGCTGCATTAACAATAGCCGTTAGATCAAAGCGCATGTTTACGCGCTTATTTGCGCCACCGATTACCTGTGGCTCTAAATACGGTGATCCCGGCACAAGCACTAAGGCTGGCGGAGTAATGTTTTCGGCTGGGTAAGCCAAAACTACTCGCCCGGCAGCTGCAAGGGATGAAGCAATAGCGTTGCGCTGGGTAACTAAATTAGCCATTAGCCAACCATCCCATCAGTATCCATCCATTTGCCGATAAGGCCTGAAACTCGAGTAAATAACGAACGGCCTAAACGATATGGGGCAGGGCTTTGAAAATCTACGCCAGATTGGCCTAATGTGCCAGTACGAGTAATCCAAATGTCAGCTGCAATTGCTAACGCTGCCTGACGTACTTCAGGGATTGTTGAGTAGTCAATGTATTGGGTCGCGGCTACAGTTCCAACCGGGCGAATCCTATGATTTGGATAATCAGCGCCAGTACCAGCATAGGACATTGTGTAGGCAGTAACGGCTGTCAAAACTTTTGATCCATTGAAATTAGTACCACTGTTGGATACAACCACTGTTTGCCCTACATAACAGTCATGTGGACGATCAGTAGTAATTGTGTTTACTAGGTTAGTACGCTCATGAGCGACTACTCCCCATTGATTTTTAGTCAGCAAAGACAAAAGAATGTTTTCAGCTGAATCGGCAACCTCTTGCACAATTGAGTCAGCGTAGATGTCACCAATACCAAGTACGGCTTTTAGCTCGCTTAGTGTAATTAGTGCCATCATGACTCCTTAAAAGATTGGTAAGTGTGTGGGGGGCACAGGGCCGCACCCCCCACACTTCTAACTAACTAGACCTTAGGTCAAGTTAAAGCGGCGAACGCCACCGGCAACCAAAACTCCTGCAGCCATGTAGCCGTAGATTGATGTTTCGATTTCGCCAGTTGTCACTACGTTTGTGGACATACGTAGGACTGGGCTTTCGTAAATTGCAACAGATGATGGCACAACAATAAATGCTGATTCATCAATAGTTGTTGATACTGCATTCGCATCCACGTAGAGATCGAGCCCAAGCACATTTCCTCGCAAAGAAGTTGGCGCGGACTGGCCAGCTGCGTTTTGTGGGTTGTATGCATTGTAGATTGGTCGGCCACCTGAATCCTTAGCACCAAGCAACAATGACCACTGGGAAGTACCAGCGATGTATGCAGTTGCAAGTTCGCCAGTCGCTAGGTAAGCGGCTGGGGCTTCAGTTGATACGAATGAAATGATGCCATCAGATGATGCAGCAGTTGTTGATGCCTGTGTTCCACCCGAAGTTAATGCAGAAATTACAGCTGCATCAGTTGCCTTGTTGTAGGCGCGAGTCATGTTGTCGATCATCGCTTGGAAAAATGATGGATCAGAACGCTCGATAAGTTCTACCGAGTAGCGCTGTAGTCCTGCGTACTTGTTTACGGTTAGATTAACGTAACTGGAAACAATGCCGGTTTCGGATGGGCCATCACCTTCGGCTGTTAGTGCAACAGTTCCTGCAGTTGTGATTTTTGGATGTGCGATGGTCATACCTGCGTTTGGAAGTGCGCGAGTACCGATTGCATCGATAGCCGGGCGAGATCCGATCAAGGTATCAACTACCTGTGAGGAATACTGTGTTGGCTTGAATGCAGGGTTGGTGCTGAATGAATCGTCAGCTGCCATTACATACTGGGCTGAATCATGGTTGCCCATTTTGGCCTTGATGCTGTGTTCCAAGTACGAAGCTTGGCTATTGATTGGTGATCGTGGCTGTGTGTATGCCACTGGTGCTGCAGCGACAACTACCGCGGCTGCGGTAACTTCGTCTGCAACTGGTGCGGTTGTTTCTTCCACTGTGTTCTCCTGTGGTTGTTCCTCTACCGGGGTTTCGGCTTCGGTGGCTTCTGGCTCAGAATCGCAAGCTGCGACCTGAGAAATCTGTGCATCTTTAAATGCTGGGTTTGTTACATGTGCTACGGCTTCAAGGTTTGCTGCGCTCACGACCATAACCCCTTTCTCTATTGTGTATTCATTAACGCTGGCTTCAATACTGAATGCCGGGCGTAATCCCTCGGATGCTTCTACTAATGCATCGTTGCCTGCATTGGTTTGAGCAATTTTGAATGCCATAGAAATTCCTGCTGGCGTGACTTGCTCACTGCCTGCAATACCGCGACCCAATGGGCGTGTGCGATCATGTTCCATGTTTAAGACAATTTTGCTGGCATCTATTTCACCAAATGCGCCAAACTCAAAGCGGACTGGTCCTGCAGATGTGTTGCCAGATGGGCCAAACGGTACAACCATGCCAGAGATCGTTCTTGTGACTGTATCGGCGGCCAATACTTGACCCTCAAAGTTAAGCAGCATTATTTGGGTTTCCTCTCGGTGCTAAATCCATTTCAGCGCGGGCTTCATCAACATTGATAAGACCTGCATCAAGCATGGCTGTTAAGACTTGTATTTCCTCTAATGGATTACCTCGTAAGTAATCATCTAGATCGAATTTAACCTCTTGCCCTCTTGGGGTTAGGTCGTTCATGCTTAGTCTTTCCTCAATCGCATGCATGATTGGTGAAAGGCTGAAATCTACAAGGCTACGGCGTTCAGCTGAAACATTAGAGTAAGTAGCGCTAGCGCTCTCGGCATTTAAGTACCATGCCGGAATATTGCACATACGAGCAATTTCGCTGGCTGTATTAAGTCTGGACTCGCTCAACTGCATCTGCCCAGCATCGTAACCAAAAGTAGTTACATCAAGTGGTCCAGATAAATAGGCGGTTGAGCGAGTAGATCGGGCTTGTTTCCATGATGCTAAAAGACTTGAAACCTGCTCTGGCGGTAAATCGACGCCAGTATTCTTAATAACCATTGTTGGGTTAGGTTCGGTTGCCATACGTTGTACGGCTTCCTCTAATTTCAAAGCTGTAGAAATTGTCCGACCACCACGATTTAATATGCCCTCATCCATGCCGCTAAACATAATTAGCGATCCAACACCTACTGGCGGGCATAAGTTTCCATCTAGGTAAAAGCCATTAACAATTTCTTGAGTATTTAAATCAGTTGTAAATGTAACCCGTAATGGATCAATTCGCCGAGCCTGTGTTGGTCGGCCATCCTCTGGCGATACGGCCAATACGTACCAAAACGCATGGCCATGAAATAGTAAATCCTCACATGTCCAAGTAATTGTTACGCATAATGGCAGCGCTGGATCGGGTTGCTTAAGTAATGAGCGACCCTCAATCTTGGCATAAGTTACATCGTTGTAGGCATTTAAGCCAAGTGTTCCAATAGTTCCACAGATAATGTTTCGCGCCCGGGCTACAGCTGGGACTTGCATGGCATCGCCACGATTGATTCTAAATACGTTAAATGCACTAAAGGCATCTTGGTAGTAAGGGACAACTACTCCCGCTTTAGCTTCTACCTGTGGTTTGTCAAGATTTGTGCCAAGCAAGAAATCAATAAATCCCATACTTCATTATCTCATAAATGTGTGACAATCAAGCATCTAAGCGCGTGTCGGAGAATGTGCG